TTAAGTTTGATGAAGAGGACTTTGAGAGGATAAATTAAATAGGAGGTGCCTATGGGATACTAGGGAATGCTCAGTTAACTTTTAATGGATTTCAGTTGAAGTTTAAATTTTAGTGATGCCTCTGCCCTTTGGGGTTGTCTCAGGGGGTAAGTATTTATTTATCGGTAGATTGAGGAGGTTGGAAGTGATGGTTTATGAGTTGTGGATGGAGGGTTATTATTGTACAGGCATGGAAACAGGCCCTGCGCCTGCGAGAATGGTGGGGAGAGTTGAGGCGAGTTCATTTAAAAACGCCTGTATTGAGTTCTCAAAAACCAAAGAGGCTCAAAAGCTAGGGGGCTTTAGAGAAGAAAATTTATCTTTTTACGATTGCCGTCTTTTTGATAATCCGGTTGATGCTAGAAGGTCATTTGGTTAATATTTATTAACTTATTGGGAGGTGTGGACATGGCAAAGATAGTGCATTACGAGTGCGAGAGGTGTGATTCTACTTTTAAGGCAGAATATGAAAATCATATAATGGGTGATATAGTAATGGCCGTACAGGGGCACAGAATGAATCTCATTAGTGAAAGGGCCAGCTGTATATGCATGAGCTGCCAGGAGAAGTTTGGCAAAGTTGCGCTTGAAGCTTTTAATGTTTTCTTTAATAAATAGGGGGAGGTGTGGGGCATGGGCAAGCCTGAAATGATGGAAGTTTTGAATGGTGGAGAAAAGGAGCTTAGAGAGGTTGATTATGTTGACACCACTAAGCTTGGAGGCGATTACAGAATAGAGCAAAGGGTGCCAAAATTAAATGATGGCGAAGCGTATCAAATCTTGGTTGGGGGTGGTGTTTGGATCTTTAAAATGTATGAGCCTGGGTAGAGCTCTTGAATGTTTCACCTTTTATGGTATTATGTTTTTATGACAGCTAAAAAGAAAGTCAAGAAAAAACCCCTTAAGAAAAACAAGGGGGGCAGGCCTAAAAAGGCTATTACAAAAAAGACCTTTGAAGAGCTGTGCAAATTACAGTGCTCTCAAGAGGAGATTTGCGAGTTTACGGGGGTTACTGATAAGACCCTTACAAGGTGGTGCAAAGACACCTATGAAAAAAGTTTCTCCGAGATTTTTAAGGTAAAAAGGGGGAAAGGCAAGATCAGCCTTAGAAGAAATATGATGGTGATGGCTCAAAACAATGCAGCTGTTGCTATTTTTCTTGCAAAGAATTGGCTTGGAATGAAGGATAAGCCCGAAGAGGATCAGGACGCAGTAGAGCCTACGCCAGTTATTGTCAATATAAATGTTCAGGATTGTTCTAAGCCCAAAGATAAGGCTGATGAATCTTAACCTGTCGGCTAATGTTCCCCAGGGCCGCTTTTTGGCTATGCCTCAAAAGTTTAAACTGTTCTGCGCTGGCTATGGATCTGGAAAATCGTACGTTGGCACAATGGGGATTTGTAAGCACTTCTGGGAATTCCCAGGCATTAATCAAGGCTATTTCGCACCCACCTATACCACCATCAGAGATGTATTTTATCCCACCATTGAAGAGGTGGCCCACTCCTTTGGCCTAAGTGCTGAGATCAAGACAGGAAACCACGAAGCCCATATCTACGAGGGGCGCAAGTTTAGGGGTGTGGTGAAGTGCCGATCCATGGACAAGCCTAGCAGCATTGTAGGCTTCAAAATAGGCCACGCCATGATAGATGAGCTTGACACTCTGCCAATACACAAGGCTGAAGAGGCATGGCAAAAGATCATTGCAAGGATGAGGTACAAAAAGACAGGCCTTGTTAATGGTATTGATATCACCACCACACCAGAGGGGTTCCGTTTTTGTCATAAGAAATTTGTCCAGCTGTTGGCCGAAAAACCAGAACTGCGGGGCAACTATGGAATTATCCAAGCCTCAACATATGACAATGAAGTGAACCTGCCTGATGACTATATCTCCTCACTGTATGAGTCTTACCCGGAGGCCCTGATTGAAGCATATATTAACGGCCTATTTGTCAATCTTACTAGTGGGACAGTTTACCGCAACTATGATCGCAAGCGGTGTTCCTCCAGGGAAAGGATCGTTCCTGAAGAGCCCATTTCCATCGGAATGGATTTTAACGTCCAGAACATGGCAGCGAGTATCTTTGTGCAGAGGCCCACCGGATACCATGCAGTGGCAGAGCTTAAGGATGTCTTTGACACCCCTGACATGATCAGGATCATTAAGGAGCGTTTTAAGGATCATAAGATTTTTGTTTATCCCGATGCATCGGGCAAGAACAGGAAGAGTGTCGGGGCCTCAAAGACAGACATTTCATTGCTTGAGCAGGCGGGATTCAGGATCAGGGCGAACAACTCAAACCCGCTGGTAAGGGATAGGGTCCTTTCAACAAACAAGGCGTTTGAGATGGGTAAAGTCTATGTGAATGATCAGGCCTGCCCCACCATTGCCAGGTGCCTTGAGCAGCAAGCATATGATGACAATGGGGAGCCTGACAAGAAAGGTGGGTTTGATCATCAGAATGATTCATTCTCTTATTTTACGGCTTATGAGTTCCCCGTTATTAAGCCTATGTCACGGGTTCAAATGGGTGGGTTTTAGAATCTTGCCCCTTGTGGAGTGTCTACGTAAAGCCCTTATCTGGCTTTCACTCAAATCAATAACATAGTTCTCATCATAGCAATACTTTTGCCCACAATTAGGGCAGGAGTTCCCGCCGTAGGACTCTAATGCCGGAAATGTCTTTTCGCATATCGTGCAATATATTTTCATCTCTTTTTCTCCCTTTTTCTCTTTTTTAAAAACTCAACTTGATTTTCGTTTAAGCCCGGGCTTATCTCATCAGAGTATTTAAGTAGTTCAAAGTGGAAGATAATAGGACACTCATTTTCTATTATCTGCCCGAATCGCAGTGCCCTTTGAAATTGTGCGTTGCTTCTTAATCTTTCAACCTGTTTTTGCAGCTCACTCCTAAACAACTCAAGCTTCATACCGCCCTTGAAGTTATTACACTTGGCGCAGGATGGCATAAGGTTGTCAAGTCTATTATTATCTAATCCGGGCTCAAAGTGTTTGAGGGATTGAGGGTGTAGGTGGTCAACCTGCATCCTCTTGAAGCACATATTTTTACCACAATATGCACACCTGCCCTTGTATTTGCGATATACCGCGTCTCTATCTATTCTATTTCCCATCTGTCTTTTTCTCCTCATTCCACTTATAATTCCTACACCTTGGGCACTGCTTGGGACTGTCCACCCTGGAGGGCCACACGTAACCACATTTCTTGCATTTGCATTCTCTCATGATTTTTTATCCTTGCCTGCTAATTCTTTTAATCGAATAGTTGCAGTTTTTAAAGTGTTCCATCTTTCATGGAAATGCCACATAAAAAATTCCCTCTTATATATCATCCAACAACATGACCCACAAAGAGGCTCTTTCTTTATCTTAAACTTTGGCCCAAACATCGTCATTCCTCCCTGTTAAAAATTAATATTCCCACAACCCTATAGCATGATCATCATCAAGTCAAGTAAATCAATACATTGTTTTTTATTGACATTTAGTTTATTGTTTTAGGATAAACCAAACGGAGGCATTACGATGTCAGAAAGCAAAGTGTCAACACAGCATCCAGAATATATCTACATGGCCCCACAGTGGAAAAAGTGCCGTGATGCTGCAAAGGGTCAAAGGGCAGTCCATGAGGCTGGTACAGAGTATCTGCCCAGGCTGTCAGAGCAGGACAATGACGAATACAATGCCTATAAATTAAGGGCTCAGTTTTTCAATGCTACATGGCGCACCATTCAGGCCTTGAGCGGTATGCTATTTCGCAAGCCTCCAGAGGTTGAGGTGCCCGCCTCCTGTGAGCCCTTCCTTGAAGATATCACCACAGATGGGAAAGACTTCACCACCTTTTCCCAGCAGGTAGCCCGTGAGATTGAGGAGGTGGGCAGGGTTGGCGTATTGGTAGATTACCCGCCTGAGAGCGTAGAGGGGATCAGTCAGGCAGAAGCGGAGAGGCGCAACCTCCGACCCTCAATGAATCATTATGTCACGGAGAGTATTATTAACTGGAGGCGTGAGCGTGTTAATAATGAGATGATGCTCACTCTTGTGGTGCTTTGCGAAGAGGCCAGCATATCGGAAAATGAGTTTGAGCATGAGACAGAAACCAGATACAGGGTCCTTGATCTTGTCAAGATAGATGAGGCCTTAGTATACCGTGTCAGGGTTTATAGGATTAAGGATGAAAACGATGAGCAGATAGGCTCTGACATGCTTCCTACCATGAACGGAAAAAACCTCTCAGAAATACCTTTCTTTTTTATCTCAACAGATGACACCACGCCAGAGGTTGAAGAGCCCCCACTGATTGACCTTGTGGACACTAATTTTGCACATTATAGGCTTGACGCTGATCTCAAGCACGGGTTGCACTTTACGGGATTGCCTACCCCTCAAGTGTTCGGATACACTCCACCTGAAGGTGAAAAAATCTCTATAGGGTCAACAACTTTTCAATGTTTTTCCGATCCTGATACCAGTTCTCAGTATCTTGAATTCACAGGTCAAGGCCTATCAGGGATCTCAAACGAGAAAGAGAAGACAGCCGAGCAGATGGCCATACTTGGCGCAAGGATGCTTGCCGTTGAAAAGAAGGATTCAGAGACAGCACAGACCGCCACTATACACAGGGCAGGTGAGAACAGCATACTTGAGAGTGCTTCAGTAAATATCTCCATAGGCCTTACTCAGGCTATGACCTTGTTTTGTGCGTGGGCAGGCAGTCCAGATTCCACCGTGTCAGTTGCCCTTAATAAGGACTTTGTACCATCTTACATGGACCCACAAGAGCTTAAGGAATGGACTATTGCTGTTATTTCAGGAGAAATATCAAGACAGGAATACTTCTGGACTCTACAGCAAAGGGAGGCTGTGCCTCCCGGTATGACATTTGAGGAGCATCAGGCACAGATTCAGAATTCAAGCAGGGTGTGACATGAGCAAGAAGATAATCAAGCCAATACATATCTACAACAAGACATATCAACATAATTATTATGTGTATTATGGTGTTCCATTTGATAAATACCTGGAACACTTTGAAATACAGGCAGGTTTTCCAGAAGAGATAAGCCCAGACTCAAGCAGTGCAGGCCGATGCGCTACAATAGAAAGCCTAGAGGATGGCGTTATGACCTTTATATGGACTAAGGATAAAGATATATCTATCCTTGCCCACGAGGTGTTGCATGCCGTTTCTATGACTTTAAGCATGAAAGATATACCTTTCAATGAGAGCTCAGAAGAGGCCTATGCATACTTGCTGTCCATGATTATTAGAGAGATTGTTTAAATGGCATTGAATCAAGCAGAGCTTACCCTAATAGATAGCAGCATTGACCACCAGCTCGCCCTCATGAGGCTTTCAGCCGGAGAGCGCAAGACGGTGTTTGCTCTATTGGAAGAGCTCCGCATTGAGCTGAAAAACAAGCTTAATAATGACTTGACCTCTTTCCAGAAGACCAGGGTTAACAAGCTACTCGCCCAGACTGACAAGATGATTCAGAGTTCTTATGTGGAGATGTCAGGAGCCATTGACAAGCTGGCCCTGTCTGAGTATGAGGTAAAAAACACCGCAGCCATGATGGGCGGTATCGGCCTTGATGCATCCTTGCCCACCTCCTCAGTGATAAAGGCCCTTGCTGCTGACCCGCTCCTTGAGGGTTTGCCTCTTTCTGATTGGTGGTCCAGGCAGTCAGCAGGATTGAAGCGGAGCTTTGCAAGTCAGGTCAGATTAGGGATCCTTTCAAACGAAACACAACAGCAGATCATTAGCAGGGTTTTTGGATCTCCCAAAAAAGGTATACCGGGAATTGGCTTCCCAGAGGAAACCCTCAGGCGCAACGCATCCACAATGGTACACGATACCATTGCCCAGGTCACGAATGACGCACGCATGGCCGTGTACAAAGAGAATGAAGACATTGCAAAGGGTTACTATCAGCTTTCAACCCTGGATAGCCATACCTCAAAAACATGCATTGCATATGCTGGGGCTGAATGGGATCTTGACTACAGCCCGATTAATGCAACCGTATTGCCATATGATGGGGGCTGTCCAAGGCACCCAAATTGCCGATCAATGATTTTAATGATTCTTAAGTCCTACAAGGAATTAGGCTACCCGAACATAAAGGAACCACCACCAGCCACACGGGCAAGTGATGAGGGACCGATAAGAGCGGACACCTCCTTTGACAGCTACTTGAATAGAAAGACCGTTGCGCAGCAGAATGCACAGCTAGGCAAGGGCAGGGCTCAGTTGTGGAGAGATAAGAAGATTACTCTCTCAGATTTGGTTAATGGACAGGGCAGAGAGTTGACACTTAAGGAGCTAACTGCCTCTCTGAAATAAACCCTTGACATGATTGTGGATTATTCTATACTTTTAATATTATCTATTCTGTCCGGCTTATGGCTGGAACCTAACCAGGGCAATGCCCGCTAACCACTCCAAAGGAGACAACAGAAATGCCATTTGATGCAAACGATGCAGACACAAAAAAGGCGATCAAGGAAG